CCACCTGTTGTTGATTTTAAGACGTAGCCATTTCCTCCTGCTACGGCTGCCGGCCACGTAACAGTATAGTCCGTAGTCGTACCTGATGCTTTCATACCTATATATTCTCCTCCAGTAGTATCCTGAAGTCTTAATTCTTTCTGTGAACCTATGTTTAAACCTGTTGATGAATCCCAAACTAAGTTTGCATCTCCACCAAAGGATCCTGAATCATTAAATTGAATTTGTGTATTTGATCCACCTGGTAACCCACCTACAGTAACTTCTGCTATATCTGGATTTGTACCATCATTAGCAGTTGCATAAATAATTTTCCAACCTTTATCAGTTGTTGCCCAAGTAACAGAATCACCTGAACCTGATGCATATTTAAGTTGAACTGTATAAGAACCACTTGTGCTATTTTTAATAAAATAAAAATTTTCTACGTCAATTGGAATAGTAACTATTTTATTTCCTGAAATTGTTTCAGGAGATTCTGCTCCTAAAATAATAACTCTTGTAGCTAACGTTGCACCAGTAGATCCATCTGATACTGCTAAAGCTGTTGTATTAGCTCCAGCTCCACCAGCATTTAAAGTTTGTACTTTATATCCACCAGATATTTGTTCAAAAATGTTTAAATTTGTATTAGTCTTTGTTCCCCATGTACCAGCATTTTCGCCAGTTGCCATTAGTTCTACGCCAAGAGGTGTATAAGTAGATGCCATTGTTAAAATTCTCCTAGTTTGTTAGTTTATATTGTTTATTTAGTTTTAAGTCAAACATAAATTATGCTGTTTTAATTGTATATCCTGTCGTGTTTTTTGGCGTCTTAATTGAGTATCCACCAGAAGACGTTTTAGGTGTTTTTGTAGTATATCCCGTGCTGTTTTTAGGACCAAGTTTTCCATAATATCTTAATATTAATTTATCTCCATTAACACTACTTAAAGCACTTAGACCTGTTGGAGTAAAAGTTATATTTCCAGTAATGGAAACTCCTCCAACACTAGTGGTAGCCGATTGACCAGATAATGTTTGAATAGTATTAGGTGAAGATGTGACTGTTCCTAATGCTGTTGTTGCTGAAACTCCTGTTATGTCATGTACTGGATCAGATGTAATATTTAATGATCCAACAGTCGTTGATGCTGATAATCCTGAAATACCTATTACATCAGACGGTGCTAAAGAACCTACAGCACTTGTAGCTGTTAATCCTGAAAGACCTACTGAATGATCGTCTTCTGTTAATAAACCGGCAGAAGCTGTAAGTGATAATCCTGAAAGAGTAATTGTAGCGTTAGTAGAAACGGATGCAAAAGAATTTACAGAAGCTGTTGCACTTAAACCAGTTAAACCTACGACGTCTGCTGGTGTAACAGTTCCTAAAGATGTAGTTGCTGATAAACCAGATATATTAAATACTGCAGATTCAACAGTGCCCCATCCATTTTCGCCCCAATTTAAAGTACCCCAACCAGGTTTTACTTCTGTTGTTAATTCACCAATAGCAGTTGTTGCGGATAATCCTGTAAGTTCAATAATAGGTGTTTCACCCCAAGCTTGATAACCCCAAGTTCTACGTCCCCATCCAGTTTCAACTACATTTGTATCTCCCCAATCAGCTTGACCCCAATACGAACGACCCCAACCATCAGTGTTAGCTTCTCCACCCATTCCACCGTGATTAGTACAATAATAATATAAAGTTGATGGTGCACCTGCAGCCACTTCAATTTGTGTATAAGCTCCAGAATTTCCAGGTATACCTGATGCAGTAACTCCTGTTGTATATTCAGTTCCACCAGCTGCATCAGCTGCTGTAGCAAATCTTAATGGGTGACTACCGTTTGAAGAATCTGATTGGTCAAACTTATAAGTAAGACCTGCACCAATCATTACAGTGTCTTGTTGAACTCCATCAATGTAATATTTACCACCAGCGACTGTTACGGTGAATGTCTGGGCTATCGACATAAGGACTTTCTCCTTATGCTATCTGAATGATTGCGTTTCCTGCTGTTTGAGCTGGGAACTGAATTGTAAAAGTTCCACTCGTTACAGTTTTATCTGAACCAAAGTTAATTGCACAAACTGCTCTGTTTGTTGTGAAACCTGTAATTGAAGTTGTATTATAAATTAAACATCCTCTTGCTGTAAACGAAGCTGATGATCCCCAAGTTGTGTCATTAAATTTTACACATGCTGTGTCACCAGACAAAGTAGGATCAGCGCTTGCAACTAAAGTATTTCCACCACCTGTATAACCTGATGAAGTTGTTGTTACTTCGTAGGTGTTTGTTGGATCAGCTGATGCATCTGCAGGTGCAGTGTAAGCTGTAGTTGATTTACTTAATGTTGCTGAGTTACTAGAATATAATGCTATTTTAAATGTGTTACCTGTAGGCGCTCCACTTGAATCGTTAAAATTATGTCCACCTTGTAAGATTTCTGTTTTAAAACTATTACAAATTGCCGATGTTATTGCCATAAAAATCTCCTAATTACTGATTCGCAGATTCAATTGGTATACGGACAGTGCCATCTGTATAGTCATCTCTTCTACGTCTCCCAATTTGCATTGCTGCAAACTTTTGTAGTTCTTGTTTATATTTATTTTCATATAATGTCAACATATCCATTGGACCTTTTAAAAAACCATATGCCTCTATTAAACATGCATATAATAGCCCTTGTGGAAAATAATTACTTATATAAGTTCCCCCAGTATTTGTCTCTAGACCTGTTGGCATAGCATTATAATGTATAATATATTTATAGTTTTTATCTGGTGTAGGAGCCACATAGACTGCTCCGGATGTAGCTGTGCTAGTTCCTGTAGTAGCACCACCAAACATAGAATAATATTTAGGAAGTCCTGTTGTATCTTGACCTGCGGAACCTCCTTTAGTGCCTGTTAATTCTCCAACATATTCAGATATAAAAGTTTGATCTCGTCTCTCTAACCATACTCCTTCTCCCGTAGTAGCTGTTGTTGAGTCGTAAACTTCTATACCTCTGACAAATAATAAACCAGTAGGCATTGTAATTGAATTAAAATCTGTAGCAAATTGTGCTTCTGCTTGAATCCTGTCAGAATCCATAGGACAATCTAAATTAATTCTGTGTTCAGCATTACGAAGAAAGCCATTTATAATAGCAGCAGTAAGAACATTACTATCTACTTCTGTGTAATTTCTAATATCTGTTGTTAAATCTGAATAACTATATGCCATAATTAAGCTCTATCATTTACAGGTCCAATTGTACACTGAAAACCGCCTCCTGTTTCTGTGCTTCCAGCATTAGATACTAAAGGCACTGTTATAGAATTGTATTGTGTTTCAGTTGCTGGTTGAGCTCCTGTTTGGACTGTTGTCCCAACAGCAGTTGCTAAATAACATCCAAAAACTTTTGCTCCACTGTCATGTGTAGTTGCTGTAGTACTAGATGGAGTTATTCCTTTAAATGGTGCAGATGTTCCACGTGTACAACCTGTTAAATTATTAGACGTTTTACCTGTGTATTGAATTACTTCATTTAAATATTTTCCGTAGTTATCTGTGTTAGGAGTTGTATCAATTTTTTCTATCATAATAAAACCAGAAGTTGGAAACTCTGATGCATCTTGTAAAACAACAGTTGTGGCAGAATCACTTATGTTTCCGTTTAGTGTAGTTTCTAATTGTAAAGTAGAAATAGCAACTCCACCTACAATATTTTTAACAGCTTGAAATCTTACATAAGATGTTCCATCATTTATTTTATTAAAAGGATAAGATACACTTAAAGTTGGTGAACCACCTGTTGTTGTAAATGGATTATTAGGTAAAATATCTTGAACTGGAAATTCTGTTCTTGCTGGTCGTGCATGTTTTAAAGCTTGCGGATCTGCTGCTACCGGTCTAGGTTGTAATTGTGGTTGTTTAGGTTCAAACTCAGATTGATGCACCCATGCACCAGTCCATTCTTGCACCATTTCATCATAAGGAAACGCTGCACCAGATCTGTCTGATATTGCAAGTGCTCTTCTACCTTTTGAAAATCTTGCCATTATTTTTTACCACCTCTAATTGAACCATATCTTTTTAATCTGTCTTTTTGTAAAATTTCTGCTCTTCGCATGTAGTTTTTAACTCCTTTTGTTAATTTTCTTTGACGACCTGGTGCTCCTCTAAATCTCTGTCTAATATCAGGAAAGTCATCATACATTTTAATTTTATCTTTTTTAAGAATTTTATTATTTAATTTATCAGCTGCTGATTGTAGATCTCTTTGATCTTCTTTACTTTCACCTTTTGTAATTCTTGATTTTATTTCTTTAACTTTTTTATTATATTCATCTACTGCTGGTTTGTTAACTGCCTTTCTAGCTTTTACATGTTTTTTATAAACTCCTTGAAATCTTGCTGTATCTCTTTTATCAAGTTTTTTCATTTTCTCTGCAGCTTTTGCACGAGATCTTTTTAAAAAAGCTTTTCCCAATCCTTTAATTGCTGATATTCCCATTATATATTTGGATAATAAGTTTTCGGTGTAATATACGTACTTGCTGCTGATCCATCCTCCGCTAAAGCTCTTGCTAATTCATCTTCATATAATAATTTCATTTCTTGTGTTCTTTGTGGTGCATATTTTTGAGATAAATAAAACGATAATCCTGATACCATACAAGGCACAAATCTATAAGGAGCATCACTTGCATTAGTATAAGCTCCTGCGTCTTGAATTCTTTTTACATAATAAACATTTAAAAAATTACTTGCTGCTGTTGAATTTCTTCCTCATCCCCTTCCT